ATGATTCATTCTTTAGGTGTATTATGGGGCCAATCGGCTCTGGCAAAAGCGCTGGGTGTATAATGGAGGTACTTAGGCGCTGCATCGCCATGCCGAAAGGCCCAGATGGGAAGCGTAGGTCTAGGTGGGCAATAATCAGAAACACTAGACCGCAGCTTAAAGATACCACATTCAAGACATGGTGCGACTGGATACCGCCCGGCACACTAGGCAAGTGGAAAGAGTCGGAGATGACCTTTACGCTAGAGTTTAATGATGTGTTCGCAGACATACTTTTCCGCCCACTAGACTCACCAGAGGACGTACAAAGGGTACTAAGCCTTGAGTTAACTGGCGCATTTTTGAACGAGGCACGCGAGCTGCCATTAGAGATACTTATGGCTCTCATGGGCCGCTTACAACGCTATCCAAGACGTGAAGATGTCCCGGTCTACTGGTCTGGCATCATCGCAGACACCAACCCACCGGAGATGGACTCAACATGGTATAAGATCATCGAGCATGTGCCGCAGATCGACGATGAGCCAGAGTCAGTCATAGAGTGCTCATCGTACGTGCAGCCGTCAGGGCTATCTCCCGAAGCCGAGAACACTGACTTTCTTGCTGAAGGCTACTACACTAAGCTCGCCAAGGGTAAGACCTCTGACTGGGTAGACGTCTACATCAAGGGCGAGTATGCTAAGTCGCAGTCAGGCAAACCGGTCTACACGAAGCAGTTCAAGTACGACCGCCATATCTCCAAGACGTCGCTGCCGATAAACCCGTTTCTTCCTATCATCATCGGCCATGACTTCGGGCGTACGCCTGCGGCGGTGTTCCTGCAAGTGCAGCCCGACGGGCGAATCTTCTGTCTGCGTGAATCCGTGTCATTCGATATGGGCTTGAAGACGTTCAACCTGCGCCACACCAAGCCGATGCTGACCAACTATTTCCAGCAGAATCCCGGCGTCTTTTGCGGCGACCCGGCAGGGGTGCGGCAGTCTGACACTGACGACAATACCTGCTTTAAGGAGCTGAAGGCAACTTTCAAGGCAGAGAATGGGTACGCGGTGAAGGCTTGTCACACCAACGACCCAATAGTACGAATCAACGGGCTTGGTGATGTAATGTCGCAGTTCCCTGACGGCGATCCTCTCTTCATAGTAGACCCCTCATGTAAATGGGTCATAGAGGGGTTGCGTAGCAAGTACAGATATGCTAAAAAACAGGGGAGCTTAGATCACCACGACAAGCCAGACAAGAATAACTGGTCGCATGTCATGGATGCGCTACAGTACGCAATCCTTTTTGCGAACCATAAATACAGAGCGTCTGATTATTCAATAGCGGAGCTTGGGCATAGCGGGCACGCAATGCAGCATAGCCGTCCAGCAGATAGATACGCGGGGTACTAAATGAAAATAGCTACTGAGAACAAAGAAGCGCTGATTAAGATCGGTGGGCATCTCAAGTCAAAGTACAGCCAGTACGCCACCGATCGTAAGCCACTCGAAGAGCAGTGGATCAAGAACCTGCGCCAGTATCGCGGCAAGTATGACCCGGAAATCCTCGCTAACATCCCCGAGGGTCGTAGTCGCGTCTACCCGAAAGAGACGCACACCAAGGTCATCGGTTTCGTTGCCAAGCTCATGGAGATGATGTTCCCGGCCTCAGATAAGAACTGGGCGGTCGATGCTACTCCCGTCCCTTCCATTGCGCAGGAAGACTTGCAGAGCATCATGAACAAACTAAACCAGCAGTCGCAGGCTGAGGTGCAGGCAGCGCAGCAAGAGCAAGGCCAGCCCGGCACAGCGCCCGCTTCCCCAGCCGAGGTCACATCTGACATGATCGAGCGGGAGGTCATCTCGTTCGCCAAAGAGCGTGCCCGGCGCATGGAACGTGAGGTTGAAGACCAGCTCGCCGATCTCGGTGGCGACCAAGTAACATACGAACAGCTCTGCAAGAAAGTTCTGCGCTCCGGTGGCATCTACGGCTACGGCATCGCCAAAGGACCAATGACGCAGTACAAGACTGAGCGCGTGTGGGTCAAAGACCCAGCCACTAAGCAGTACAAGGCTGTTACCAAAGATATCCCGCGCCCTATGTACGAGCACGTCAAGGTGTGGGACTTGTTCCCTGACCTCACCGCGCGCGGGTGGCGTAAGCAGGACGGCATCTTCGAGCGTATGGTCATGAACCGGCACGAGGTTGTGAAGATCAAGGCTAACGAGGACTTCTACAGCGACGTTGTAGGCGACTTTCTGCTAGACAACAAGACAGGTAACTACGTCCCTAATAATGCCGACACAGAGCTTAACACACTTAATAAGGCAGAAGGCGTAAACACGACCAGCAAGAATAAGTTTGAGGTAGTGCGCTGGCTTGGGTACCTCGACGGGCAAGATATGCTCGACGCAGGGGTGGAAGGCGTAAAAGAAGCCGACAGGACCAGTGATATATTCGCAGAAGTCTGGATGCTTGGTGACAAGGTCATCCGTATAGATGTAGCGCCGTTCGGCGAGAACCCAGCTGACAACTACCACTGCTTCATCTTCGATGAGGATGAGGACTCCGGGCTTACTGGCACAGGCTTGCCAGAGGTGCTGCGTGACTCGCAGATGCGCCTCTGCTCCATTGATCGCGCGACTCAGGACAACATGGCAGCGTGTGCTGGGCCGGTGTATGAGATCAACCGCGAGTTGCTTTCTCCCGGCCATAAGATTCTCGCTATCCGGGCGTTCGACGTCATCTACCGCGATGGCACCGGCACCGAATCTAACTCAAGAGCTGTTCAAGCCATAGACACGCCTTCGCACATAACTGAACTTGTGAACCTGCGCAAAGAGGTACTTGACACGTTTGATCGCGAATCATCTCTGCCAGCGTTCCTCTTCGGTGGCACTGAAGGGCTTGGCGAGGCGTTCCGTACCAGCAGTAACATGAGCATGATGACCGGCGGCGCGAACATGGTGCAGAAGGACGTCGTCCGTGCGTTCGATCTTTTCACCGCGTCTGTTATCGGTTCAGTCGTCGCATGGAATATGGAGTTCAACGAGAACTCAGAAATCAAGGGTGATTTCAATGTTGGCGCGCGTGGCAACAAGTCACTGGTCGCTAAGGAAGTCCGGGGGGCGGCACTCGATCAGTTTATGTCTACGCTAACGGACGACGAGCGTGCGGTATTCAAAACCCGAGACACCCTTATTGAGCGTTTACGCTCACGCGATCTCCCTGTCGAGCTGCTTGAAGATGACACTACATCCCGCAAGATACTTGACCAGCGCGCACAGGCAGCACAGGCTCAGCAGCAGCTCGCAGACCGCCACCTGACAGCACAGGCAGGCAAGCTCGAAGCTGGAGCTACCAAGGACATCGAGAGCGTCAAACTGGCAGTATCACAGAACCAAGCGAAGATCGCCGAGATACTTTCGCGTGTGGAACAAAACCTTGCAAGTGTGGAAGACCAAGCGAGCAGAACTGAACTTGAGCATATCAAGACCCTGCTTGAAGGGCTTTCGAAGACACAGGAGCTAGAGAATGGACGACAAGGACAGGGAAAAGGAGCTGATACTGCAGCTTCGGGACAAGGTGCGAATTAGTGAGGTAGGCAAACTCATGCTCGACCTGTTTACACTCAGGCTGGCACGGCACAAAGACGACTTAGTCAAGGAAGAGAGCGGGGTGGTGCGAGGCAAAGCCCAAGAACTGCGCGATCTTCTGAAGACACTAACCGAGAACGGAGGAAAGTAAAATGGCATTCGTAGGTACCGAGAACACAGTAGTAGATGAGGCATTCGATGCGGCATTCAACGAGGCATTGGATGACACCCCACCAACGGGTGACGAGGGCGTAGGTGATGACGACAAGGGTGACGATGGCGCAGGCGACGAGCCACCAGCCACACCGCCAGCAGGCGACGAGCCACCAGCCACACCGCCAGTGGTTGACGAGCCGCCAGCCAAGACCGCCGATCAAGTAGAGCTAGAGCAAGTAAAGGCTGACTTAGCTGCACTTAGAGCACAGCCGGCGGCAGCCCCCGCTGCACCTGCCGGGCCAACAGCGGAAGAGACACAGGCGAAGGTTGATGAAGACAAGGCGTGGACTGACTTCAAGCAAGATTGGCCCGAAGTAGCAGCTATGATGGAGAAAAAGCAGCTATCGACTGAGGCACAACTCGCTCAAGCACTTGCTGTTGTAAAGCAGTTGACAGATCAAGTTACGCCTATAACAACGTCATTAGCTGCATCCGAGGATGAAAAATTCATCCAAACGATATTGACAACACATAAAGATGCAAGTACACTACTACCTGATGTTGAAAAATGGATACTGACACTACCTCGTCACCGGCAAGTCGGTGCAAACTTTGTGCTCGATAGAGGGTCAGCACAGGACGTAGTCGCTCTCTACACAGAGTTCAAGGTGGAAACCGGCAAGGCGACGACTGTCACTACGACAGGTACAGCTACCGAGCCATCTGGGACACCAACCCAACCAGTTGCTGATAAAGCAGAGAAATTGCGTAAGATGGAGTCAGTTTCTAGTAGGCGTACATCGCACCAAGAACCGCCTGACTCGTCCGACTTCGACGGAGCTTTTGACGAAGCGATACACAGCGACAAAATTTAACACAGGAGGAAGTACAGATGGCATTAACAACTTATGGAGATATCTCTCCGCGAACCGCCGCGTACGCCGTAGCAGCAATGCTCAAGCGCGCACTCCCCTATCTGGTCATTGAGAAGTTCGGCCAGAGTTTCCCTATCCCGAACAACAGCACCAAGAGTGCCAAGTTCCGTCGCTACGAGGCGCTGCCAAAGGCGACTGTGCCGTTGATCGAGGGTGTTACCCCGCAGGGCAAGACACTGACCTACACCGACGTGCAGGCCAACCTTAACCAGTACGGTGACTTCGTACCCCTGACTGACGTCATCGCCGACACCCACGAAGACCCAGTCTTTCAGCAGGCGCAGGAAGTTATCTCCGAGCAGGCTGCTCAGACTGTTGAAGCTGTCCGCTACGGTATCATCAAAGCGGGCACCAACGTCTATTACTCTGGCTCGGGTGTCCTGCTCCGTACGAACGTCGCTACCGCTCCTACACAGGGCGAGCTGCGCAAGATCGTTCGCGGCCTGAAGCGTCAGAACGCCGGTTTCATCACCAAGATGACTTCTGCCAGCCCTAACTACAAGACTGAGGCTGTACGCCCCTGTTTCGTAGGTCTGACTCATGTCGATACAGAGTCCGACTACCGTGGTGTTTCCGGGTTCCTTGATGCTAAGGACTACGCAGCTGCACCAATCAGCGAGTTCGAGTTCGGCACTGCCGAGGGCATCCGTCTGATTCAGTCCACCGTGTTCGAGTCCTTCGCTGATGCAGGCGCTAACAAGGGTACAATGGTATCCACCTCTGGCGTCAAGGCTGACGTCTACCCGACCCTCATCATCGCCAAAGATGCCTACGGTCTGGTACCGCTGAAAGGGAAAGATTCTATCTCCCCGATCGTCCTTAACCCCGGAAAGCCTTCTGACTCTGACCCGCTCGGGCAGCGTGGCTACGTCGGCTGGAAGCTGATGACCACTGCGGTTATCCTCAATGAGCTCTTCATGGCAAGATTAGAGAGCACGGCCACAGAGCTGTAAAACCAGTAACAGCGGGGCTTAACCGCCCCGCTTATTCTTAACCAACCCTTTATAAAGGAGATTATACTCATGGCTCAAAAACCTACCTGTCTCGCAGACATCGTCAACGCGACCGAGCGCATCCTGCACGGAACACGTAACTATGTTACTGCCGCTATCGCCATCGGCACCACCAAGTCAAAGGTAAAGACTGTTGCTGCTATCCAGTACTGCATTAACGGCTTTATCTACGCTAAGGCTGCTACCGATGACCTGTTCGTATTCACCACCGTAGCGCCGGTACAGGGCTTGCTCACAACCTGCTACTACCTGCTCTGCCTCAACGCATCCGGTGCCTCGGTTGTCGTTAACGGCACCCCTATGTTGACCGCTGCCATTACCACGACCAACTTCCCGACTGTGCCGGGCATCCCAGTTGGTACTGACGGCATTCCTACCGCGTGCCCTATTGGTATCGTAAAGGTGGTGTGCGCCGCAGCTGCTACATTTACACCGGGCACTACGCTGCTTGACGCCGCCGACCTAACGACTACGTACTCTAACATTTCTGTACTGCCGATGAACGGTGGCTCGTTCTAAGCAGTTGCAGCATATCAAATTGAGAGGGGGCTTAACAGCCCCCTTTTTCGAGGTCAATCATGTATATGAGCCGGATGCTGGAAGTAGGAAAAGCCGCCAATGGCTTCGTAGTGGAGTGTCGCGTGCCGCTCAAAGCTGAAGCAAAATCCACGAGCAAGATGGATATATGCTGCAGTCCGTCAAACTCTTGCGAGAAGCAGTACATCGCCAAGAACGCTAAAGAGGTAGGTGACTTGATTGCAGACCTCATGCCGCTGCTTGACGGTGATTACAAGACTGAGGGCGAGTTTGACAAGGCATTCATGTCCGCGTGTGGCGATGCTGAAAAGGGCGAGAAGTAATAAAACTAAATAAAGGGGATACCGAGATGACCGCGATCGAAGCAATCACAGCAGCAGATGCAGCAACAACTGAAGAGGAACTGGATGCGTTACTCGTTGACGAGACACGCGTGACTGTGCTGGCAGCTGTAGCTGCACGTCTGGAAGCATTGAACGCAGATGATGACGCAGATGACGAAGTCGAAGTCACCACGCTCGGCGAAGTAGGCACCAGCAAAAGTTTAACCATAAACGGGGTTGCTTCTGTCGTCCCGTGTGGTATAGTGATGCGCGTAACGCCAGAGGTGGCGGAGCAGTTGCGCCAATGCAACCTAATCTAACAAAGCGAGGCATACCGAGATGACTCAGAAAAACACGGAGTTCCTGTTGGGGCTTGAAGACGAGACGACAGGTGAAGTAGCACCGATCAAAGCAATACCGGCTGCACCTGCAGAGAAGCGGTACCGGCTTGTGATCGAGGAAGAAGAGAACGCACTCAACTACGTGCCGGTAGGCGTGAATGGTGTTGTTTATCAGATCATGCGTGGTATTGAGGTAGAGGTGCCGAAGTCGGCACTAGACGTACTTGAGCAGGCACGAGCTGCACGCCCTACACAAGAGCGCCAGCAAGACGGCTCAATTAGAACCTTTGTCAAGAACTTTAACCGGTATCCGTACCGCGTACTTGGTGAAGCGTAAAGCACCTTATCACTCGCAGCCGCGAGGATGACCTACCACGAGGGGCGTATGACGACTGCCGAAATGATGGCTGAATTACGAGAAGTACTTGCTGACGAGATACCTACATATGGGTTCTCCACCGTGCGATCGCTTGCGTACTTGGACGAAGGGCAGGAGAAGTTTTGTGAGGACACTGGATTCTTCTCTGATACTACGACATTCACTGTGGCAACAGAGGCAGGTAAGGCGTTATATCCTCTCGACCCTCGTATCATTAGGGTAGAGGATGTTTTCATTGGTGGTCGGCAGTTACGCAAGTTTACAGGATTTAGAGCAGCTGCTGACGCTCCTGAGCCTACGTTGTGGCGGACAGATGCAAACACCGGCACACTTACAGTATGGCCCACTCCCAGCACTGCCGTCAGCATGACACTGCACACATGGCGTTACCCACTATCCGAAATGAAGGCTGGCTCTAAAAACCCTGAGATACCAAAACGTATGCACCGCGCTTGCATCGAGTGGGCCGCGTTCAAGTGCTACGGACACCACGACATCGAGCTGCAAGGCGGCATAGAAGCACTCAAGCATAAGTCCGCCTACCGGCAGTACGTGCTGGAAGGTCGCGTACTAAAACGTAACATGGACGCAGAGCAGATCGAAGTAGGAACTAACCCGTGCTATCAAGTGGTGTGATATGGGCTCATCTCAGCAAACAGCCATACTGTTCAGGAAGTCTCTCGGTCTAAATGACTCTGGCGCTATTGCGTCGCAGACAATGATTACAAACCCACGCGAGCCGGATGCAGGCTCTGCTGAGTTCATAGATTGCCTCAACGTAACAACTACCCCTGACGGCCACATAGAAAAAATACCTAAGCCTACAGTAGCTTTATCTACAGGCGCAGCAGTTACCGCTATATCTGCAGAAACTCGTTTTATGTTCAGCGACGGCGTTAATACAAAAGAGTGGTTAGGTGGTACGTCAATAGTTAACCGCTTCCCGGCCAAAACAGGAGCTATCGCACACTCGATGCTTGATGTGCGTGTATCAGCAGCAGATGCCAACTATAAGAGCATTAACCCGAGCACAGCTATGACTATAGCAGCGGTGGGGGCTAACACTGGGCCGAGCACGACAGTAGCGTTTGCGCCTATGCCTTTGTTTAAACAAGCCTTCGTGTATAACGCCAATATGTACCTAGTCAACAAAGCGGACCC